CGATCGAAGTATTGGCGGGTTGAAGCATTGATCGACTTGCGCGCATCAAACGCGGTGGCGTTGAGCGCCTGGCTGATTGCAAACGGGAGTTGCTTGGTCATCTGATCGGTCCACCGGATGGCCTTAGGCAGCTCTGACTTGATGTCGAGGGTAAGGGTTGCCATGGGTCAAGGATAGGGCTAGGCCCCCTTCCAAGGGGTTGCCAACTTGCTGACTTGCCGACTTTCGTCTTAGGAGCTACCTGAACCCCCCTATACCCCTCCTCTCCTATTATTTATCATTATAAATAAAAGGTTAGCAAGTTAGCAAGGATAGCTCCGGCCATGCAGCGCAGCGGTTTTCAGCTATCCAACCTCTGGCCCTGTTCACGCGTGAGGTTGGCAATAGACCCACTTCTGGGTGCCGTCCACCGACTGCCGCTTTTTGCGGTATCCCATCTCTCTCAAGATGGACGCAACCTGCATCTGGTCGCCGCGGGTCTGTCGTTCGACTGGTTTGCTGATCGCTTCGGTCAGCAGTAGTTCGCTGGTGATGGTCTTGCCGAAGTTGACCGCGAGCCACCGCTGGATGGGTGCGACCCACGGCGATTCGACCAGGTAAGTGGCGTTCTCGATCTCAACGGCGCTCTGGTGCTCAACTGCCAGCTCATTGCCTTCGCCGGCCTTGTAAGCAGCGACAGCGGCGGACCAGATGGCATCGCGTTCGATGAGCAGGTTGGGCACGTCGATTGGCTTGGCCAATGTGCAGGTGACGGGTATGACCCAGAAGCGGCGGTTGCCGGTCTCATCAACGAGGAAGCCACTGTCGCGGTTGGTAGAGCCGACGATGATGCAGCGGCGCGGGAATGCTTCGGTGGCTTTGCCGTAGGGCACGCGGAACATGTCGGTGCATTGTGATAGGAATGCCTTGACCTGACCGGCGTGCTTTTTGTTGGTGATGTGATCCAGTTCGGCCCACTCCATCACCCATGAACGGTGAAGGACCATCAGGTCGTCTTTGCTGCTGATGTCGCGGAGTGCGTCGGAGAAGAAAGGACCGCCTAGTGCTGCCCAGAAGGATGATTTGCGGGCGCCTTGGTCACCCATTAGGACGCAGGCATAGTCGTGTTTGCAGCCAGGTTCGTAGATACGACGCACTGCGCCGATAAGTGTTTTTTTAAGCATGTGGTCATAGAGGGTCGGTTCTGGTAGGTCTGCATCGCATGGGCGAAGGTAGGTAGATGCGAGTCGTTCGATGTAGGTGGGTGCAACTTGGGTGGCGACGTGGTCGAGGTAAAGCGCGACGGGGTCGTATGGGTTTTCGTGCGCTACTTGAACTAGGCAATCGAGTGCCATTTCTTTGGGCACCTTGTAGCCCATCTCTGCGAGCTGCAGGTAGAAGCGTTCGATGCCTTCGGTTATTTCGCCGCGGATCTCAACCTGTTGGGTGAAGACGTTGTATCTGAAGCGTGGAGAGCCGTCGGCTTCGGGTGCGCGGAGCATGGTGAGCAGTTCGAGCGCTTCGAGCTTCTGTGGCTTATCGGTGATTGGTGCTGCATCAGGTTGGGTAGCGGGCTTGCGGGGCTTTGATGGCGGCAGGTGACGGGGTTGCTTGGGTTGCCAGCCGTCGGCTTTGGCGAGGTTGCAGAGGTGCCGGATGTCGCGGTTGCCATCGGGCTTGAACGACCGCCAGTGCGGATCGCAGACGCCCGGGGCGTATTTGCTGGATGAGCGAGACCATGCGTCCCATTCAGATAGGAGATGGTCACCAACGCTGTGAAGGCACTGACCCACCTCGATCCAGTCGTCGTAATTGTCAGCGCGGGATGGGTTAAGTGCTGCGAGCCAGGTACGTGCCCAGTCTTCGTCGGTCTCGCGTGGTGTTGGCGGTGGCAGCAGTGGCAGCGCTTGTGTGGGCGGCTGCTGCGGCAACATCTGTTCGATTAGCGCGATAGGCGCATCGGCCAGGGGCAGGTCTGATGGGGCGCGGTCTTTCAGCCAGCGGTAACCTTCGGTGGTTGGGTGAGCACCTGCAACAACGGACTGGCAACCAGTCCATCGGAGTTCAAGTTGCTCGATCTTGCCTTCGTCGTCGTGCTTGCCGGTCTTGAACTTGCGGGTTTTGATCGCGTCCCAATACTGCTGGGGGACCTTGTAGATAATCTGCAGACGCCCGTTGCGGCCTGATGTGACGGCCCAGGACTTGGGTAGATCGCTGAGGGGTGCGCCGATTTTGGTGAGGATGTCACCAGCGCTGATGCCGTCGTGGTCAACGAAGAGCAGCCCGCCGGACTGTGGGCCAGCAAGGACACCGATTGCGACCGCGCGACCGGATTGAATCTCTTTGGTGAGCTGGCGTTTGGTGAGGGGATGCTTCTGCCACTCAGACTGGTAGGGGCGCTTGTTGTGCCCTACGGCAACAAAAGCCCAGTCGTCAGGCAGCTGTGAGAGTGAGTCGATCAGCGACACGCTGATGATGCTGCGAAGGCTGGCACATCATGCCGCAAGGTCAGCAAGGTTGGCAGGGTCAGCAACAAGCTGCAACGCATCAGGGACGGAGCGAGCGATGCCGGCGATGCCACCAGCGCCACGCACGGCCTGTAGCCATGCGGTCTGGTCTGGCCTGACGCGGCCTGTGGGCATCTTGACTTCGATGCTGGTGAAGACGGCGATGCGGCGGCCCATGTGTTCTGGGCCGATGGTGATGGTTCGCCAGCCGATCAGGTCAGCACTGCCGCGCGCCAGGCCGAAGGTGACGAGCCGGCCAGTGCGGGGGTCAGGCAGGGAACCGACCTGATTGCGGAAGGCGCGCACGTCAGGCAGCGTGCCCAGCGCCAATCGTATTTGTTGTTGAAGGGTTGTCTCGGCGTTGGCCACGCGCCCGTAGCACATGATGCGCCCACGCTACGGGGTTATTCATGCCGCGAGCCCGTCCAAGCGCGATGAGTTGCTGCAGGCTTTGCGCACGGCCTTGTTCACTGCGGCGGATCTGCACCTCAACGCGCTTCAGCTCTTTCAGCTCACCGTCAACCTGCCGCATCGGCCGCTGCTTGGGTGCTGGCTGCTCATGACCGCAGACAGGGCAGATAGGCGCCGATTTGAACGCTGCGAAGCATTGCGGGCATGTGCGGACCGATGGCGCTGCTGGGCCTGACGCGCGCGGGGCGCCGTGCTCAAGCGTCCAGCGGCGGTGATCGTCAGGGAAGCCGTGGCGGGTGACATTGCCGACGTGGTCGAGGATGACCGCGGCATCTTTGTTAGGTGCAGGCCGCAGCACGCGACCAACCTGCTGGAGGTATAGACCGAGCGATTGCGTGGGTCTTAGGAGGATGGCGCAGCCTGCTGCGGGGATGTCAAAGCCTTCGCTGACTACATCAACAGTGACGAGGATGCGGGTCTGGCCGCTGGCAAACCGGGTCACCACGGCGTCGCGATCTGGAGTATTGCCCAGCAGCAGTTCGGAGCTGATACCTGCCGCCTCAAGTGAGTCCCGAACTGAGACGGCGTGATTGACGTTGCAGCAGAAGGCGATGCCTTGCTGGCCGTCGCCGAGTTTGCGGTAGTGCTTGATGGCGTCACCGGTGACCGTTGGCCGTGCCATGGCGTCTGCTGCTTGGTCGATGGCGTAGTCGCCGGCGCGGCGCTTGACGCGTGACAGGTCCGCGACCATGGGCGGCGCATAGATGCGGGCGGGTGACAGGTAGCCAGCCGAGGTGAGCATCTGCACGGATGGGCCCTCGATCAGTGCATCGAAAACATTGCCGAGCCCTTTGCCGTCCAGCCTGCAGGGTGTGGCGGTGACGCCGATGCGCAGCACTCCGGGCCAGTGGTTGATGATTGACTGCCAGCTGCCGGCTGCTGCGTGGTGGGCCTCGTCGATGATGATCAAGTCTGGCGGCTCGGGGATGGTGTGCAGCCGGCGGATGAGCGTTTGCACGGATGCGACCTGAATTGATGCGTTTGCAGCAGTCATGCCTGCCGCGATCACGCCATGGTCAACGCCTGCGTCTGCCAGCTTGCGGCTGGCTTGATGGATCAGTTCACGGCGATGGACCAGCACCAGCGCGCTGCGGCCTTTGGCTGCGGCTGATGCGGCGATGGCCGAGAAAATTATTGTCTTGCCAGCGCCGGTCGGGGCCACCAGCAGGGGCGCTCGGGCGCCATTGCGGAATGCAGCGCGCAGGTCGTCGATTGCGCGCTGCTGGTAGGGGCGGAGATTCAAACTGTTGCCGCGTGTGCGCTGATGCTATACGATGCGGCCTGTTGCGTCACGCCATGGACAACGCCATCTATCACGCCCACCCAGCGGTCAGCAAGTCGCACCTCGACCTGGTGGCGCGCAGCCCGCTGCACTACTGGGCGCGCTACCTGGACCCGAAGCGCGAGGTGCCTGAACAGACCGCAGCGATGCGGATCGGGACCGCGCTGCATACGCTGGTCTTAGAGCAAGACCAATTCGAGAATCGTTACATCACGGCACCGCAGGTCGATCGCCGCACCAAGGCCGGCAAGGAAGCCTGGGCCGAGTTTGAGGCTGAAGCTGGCGACCGTGAGCTGATCGCAGCTGATGACCGTGTGCTGATTAGCCGCATGGCTGAAGCGGTCTGGTCTCATCCTGCTGCTGCGGCGCTGCTGCACTGGCAAGGCAAAGCCGAGACCACCCACATGTGGACGGATCAGGCAACGGGTCTAGCTTGCAAGTGCCGGCCGGATTGGCTGACCAATGACGGCAAGCTGATCGTTGACCTGAAGACCACCGAGGACGCGAGCCCAGAAGGCTTCCGCAAGTCGATCGGCGCGTATCGCTACCACGTCCAAGCCAGCTGGTATCTGGACGGCATTCAGCACGCCACCGGCGCTCGGCCTGATCAGTTCTTGTTCGTGTGCGTTGAGAAGAAGCCGCCGTATGCCGTGGCGGTCTATGCCGCGTCGCCTGTAATGGTGACGATCGGCGCTGAGACGGCTGCGCGTGATCTGGACGTGCTGTCCACCTGCAAACAGGCTGGCGCATGGCCCGGTTATAGCGACCAGATCGAGCCGATCAGCCTGCCGCCGTGGATGCTGCCGCGGCCGGATGGATCGACCATGCACCCACCCACTGAGATCGAAACCTACTGATCATGACTGACTCCACAGCACTCACCACCACCGGCTCCGTGTTCTCTGGCATTCAAGCCTTCGAGGATGCCCAGCGGATCGCCAAGGCCCTCGCCAGCAGCACGCTGATTCCGCCGCAGTTCCAGGGCCAGCAGGGCTTCGCCAACTGCCTGGTTGCCTTAGAGATCTCCGGCCGGATGCGGATGAGTCCGTTTCAGGTGATGCAGAATCTTCACATCATCCATGGGCGCCCGTCGTGGAGCAGCCAGTTCATCATTGGCCTAATCAACGGCTGTGGCCGCTTCAGCCCGCTGCAGTATGAAGTGACTGGTCAGGGTGACTCCCTTTCATGCACTTGCATTGCCGCCGAACTGGCCAGCGGCAAAGACCTGCGCGGGCCGACCGTGACGATGGCAATGGCCAAGAAGGAAGGATGGGCCACCAAGTCCGGCAGCAAGTGGCAGACCATGCCCGAGTTGATGATCCGGTACCGGGCCGCGGCCTTCTGGGGCCGGCTCTACATCCCTGAGCTGCTGGTCGGCATCCAGAGCCAGGAGGAGGTGGTTGACATTGAGCCGGTGACCGTCAAGCCTGAACTGCCGAAGACCAGCCTGGATCAGCTGAATGCTGCGATCGCCCAACCTGAACCAGCACCTGAACCTGTGGAGGTGATCACCGATGAACTCTTCTGAGTTCTTGACTGATGTGCAGCTGGCTGCTCGGTGGCAAGTCCATCGACAGACGCTGCTGCGGTGGCGGCGGCAAGCGACCGGGCCAGCCTATGTGCGCCTCGAAGGGCGTGTGCTCTATCCATTGGCCGAGGTAGAGCGTTACGAACAGGCCAACACCATCACCCACGATTAAGCCATGACCTTCAAAGCTAACGGCGCACTGTTCAGGAACACCGAGGAGAAGCTGCGGGCGCGGCTGAAGGATCGGTTCGACCCGTCCAAGAACTATCCGATGTATGACGGCGTCATCAGCGTGCCTGCCGACCAGGCGTATGCAATGGCCAAGTACCTGATGGACGCGAAACCAAACGACCGCGACCAGATTCCGATGCGTATCAGCGGTTGGCGGAAGGAACCGGCCAGCGGTGGCGACGCTTATGTGTCGATGGCGATTGAGCCGGACTACAAGACCCTGAAGGCGATTGAGGAGGCAGCACCTGCTGTGGACGTTGCTGCGGCCAGCCTGGCGCAGGCTACTGATGGTGTGGTGATTCAGGCCGATGTGTTCTGATTCATGACGATCAGCTCCAGGCGCGCGATCTCATGAACTGCGGCTTGGAGCATTTCCTGCTGGCGGAAGGTTTGCCGCAGCAGTTGCGCCGCCAGCTGCCCAATGTTGCCTTGCTCGGCTAGGCCGCGGCAGTTGGCCTCGAGTTTGAACAGCTTTTCTGGTGGGATGTCCACCGCCATCCACTTGCCAAAATCCATCTATCTGGGGTGCAGATGCCCCATGGTGCCAATGAATTGTCCTGAGTGCAGCAGCAAAGACCACCGTGTGCCGGTTACGAACGGCCAGATGGCCGACCAGATTGTGCGCAAACGCGCGTGCAACAGCTGCGGTCACATCTGGTTCACGGTGGAGGTGATTGTCCCGAAGTATGCGGTCGGGTGGGCGACGGGTCTGCAGCGCAAGCCAGTGCTGCGGGTGCCTGTCGATGTGACGACTGGAATGGTGCGGATGCGCGCGAGCCACGTCGAGGAAATCGCATGGGATGTGAACAAACGTGACAGGCCCGCTGCATAATGCGCGCCGGGCGGTGTATTGTGGCGAAGTCCACCGCATCTCACCCATGCTCACCGCTACTGCTTTGGTGCTTTGGAAGTTGCTGCTACCGCTGCTGGTGCTGGTCGCTCTGCTCGACTGGCTGACCGCTTCCACCGAACGCCGCATTCGCGTGCTGGCCCATGCCGGCCGCAGTCAGCGTCAGATTGCTGATTCGCTACACGTCACCCGTTACCGCGTCCGCAAGACGCTCGCATCATGATCAACCGCATCGCCGCCGCTGTCCTGCTGCTGATGGTGTACGTCGCTGGTGTTGACACCGGCCGCACTAACGCAGTCAAGGCGCACCACCAGCACCCCGCCTGTCATCAGAACCTGAAGCCATGACCACCACCAAGATGCGCCGGTTCTACTTTCAAATCCGCAGCGCCAACGTTGTCGAGTGCATCTGGGCGCACAGCCTGACCGATGCAAAATCAAAAGCCGCCCTCGACTGGTTGCCATGGTGGGCTGAAATTGAATGGCTCAACCCTGCAACTGTGACCGACCCAGCAATCTATCAATGAACACATACCGCGTGATTCTTGAGACCGACCAAGTTGAGCTGCTGGCGCCAAATGCTGCCACGGCTGTCTTGAGCGCAATGGAACTGTACCCAGACCAGCAGCTGCTGAACGTCGAGCTTGAGCCTGAATGGGCCGACGACGACCACCCATCACTGACCGTTGCCGAGCGCAACCCGAATCTGCGATGACCGACCACATCCGCTCCAAACTCGAAGCGCTCATTAGCGACTCGGGCATGTTCAACGCCGGCCAAGCCGAGGAACGCCAACGGCTCCAGATGTTGATCACCGCCAGGATCGACGAACTGCGTAGCGCCGGTAGCGTGCCGCATGTCAGCGCCGTGTGCGCTGAGCTGCTCAGAATCCGCCAAGCGCTTGAACCATGCTGAACCGCGTCCGCCTTGACCAGCAACGTGCTGACATGCTCGAGTCTCTGTATCAAGCAAGTGGCCGCACATGCGGCACTTACACGGGGATGTGGCAGGAGTTCTGCCAAGACATCGCGACGAACTTCAGGGACACGGACTATGCCGACCTCCACGCAGCGTGCGTGAGCGCCATTGACCACGCCGAAAGCCATCTAGCCGAGAAGCACGCGCAGCAGTGCATCGCTGTATGTCGGCGGTTTCTGCTGCGGGAGAAGTGGTTGTGAATGACCGCAAACCAAACGGCAAGGGCCGGAACTTCACGGTCAACATTCGCATGAGTCGCGAGGAGATTGAAGCTGCGCGCAAGTTGGGTGATGGCAACATCAGCATGGGCTTCAGGCAGGCAATCAGGTACGCCTGTTGGAAGGAGATGCGACCAATCAAGCTGAGCACAATGCTGCGGTCGGCGTCGGTAATGGCTGCTGCACTTGAGGATGGCAACCATGAGTGACCCGGTCAATGGGCCTGGCCACTACCGCCAAGGCGGGATTGAGTGCATCGACGCGATACAGGCTGCGTTGACGGTTGAGGAGTTTCGCGGTTACTGCAAAGGCAACGTGCTCAAGTACGTTTGGCGCGAGCGGCACAAAGGCGGCGCTGAATCGTTAAGAAAAGCTGCCTGGTATGTCGCCCGTTTGCTTGGCACCATGGAGTCATGAACCTTCCTCACCTGAGTTGGCTTGAGCGGTGGGCGCTGCGGTTGCTGCACCAGAGCCCGCGGCTTGGGCTGGTGATTGCAAAGCCGGCCAACAGTGCTGTTGTCAGCTGGTCGGTAAAGCCAGACGACCAAGTTGCCAGAGCGATGATTGACACGCTGCTTGACTTGCCAGACGAAGACGACGAACCGGCAAGCATGTTGCTTGAGCGGTTGTATCACGCGCCGAGTTACGGCGAGCAGCAATGATCACGCTGTACGCCGGCCGCTTGCTGCTGGTGTGCAGCCGCCTCGACAAGAACTGGCACGCGCAGGTGGTGCTGGGTCCGCGGCCTGAGTTGCAGCTTGACGCTGACACCGGCACGGTTCACTTGCCTGATGCGTTGATTCGGGCGCAGTCAATCTATCGAATGGCGGTTACGAAGATGCGGCCTGCTGATGCGCCGCGCATGTGTTGGGATTGCCTGCAGTGGGACATGCGGCGACAGCGCTGTGACTTGGCGATACCTGAGGCAAAGCGCAGCGGCGGGCGCTATGCACCGCGATGCGAAATGTTTCAGCCATGCCGCGCGAATGGATGACGACCACGCGGGAGCCGTGGTGTGTGCTGATTAAGCAATGCCTAGACGCCATTGACCGACACAACAGTCTGTGGTTCGCGACAGGCGACGCGTGGCACCTGCAGCGAGCTGAGCACCTGCGCCAATATGTGGCTGAGCTTAAGGATTGGATTCAACGCCATGAACGCGCCGGAAGTGCTGAGCCGTACTGACCGCGATGGTGGCTGGATTGAAACGCTGCAACCTGAAGGCGGGGGCGAGCTGTACTACCGCAGCTGTGCGCATGGAATGTGCCGTTATTCGAGCGACCTGTGGCAGGCTGAGCTGTACCTTGACCACTTGCTAGCTCGTTAGCCACCGGGCCAGGGCCCATTCGCTCAGTTCGTTGTAGAAGTCTTGCTGGCGATACCAATCCAGCCAGGGCTTGTGACCCTTTCGGCTGTTGCAGCTAAGGCAACAGGCGACGAGGTTGGAGCGCACAGTCAGGCCGCCATGGACTTTTGGGACGACGTGGTCAAGGGTTGGCGAGCGACCAAGGTCATCGCCGCAGTAAGCGCAGCGATAGTTCCATGCGAGCAGCACCTGGTCGCGTGCTGAGCGGCGGGTGACCAGGCGCGTTTCGTCAATGTGTGCCTTGTCCACTTAGGTCGAGCGGCAGGGGCAATGCCTCGATGCACAGCTCGAGGATGTCGTCATCGTTGCCGATGTGCTCTGAGATGCGGCTGTAGATGTTGGCCGGCAGCTCGTCGGGGTCGGTGTCAGAGCGAAACACCACTTTGGCGGTGATCTCTACTATGAACGCCCGCATGGGGTGACCGCCGCTCTGCCAACGGTAGCGGACGCGACCGGGTCAGCTTGAGTGTGACGGTTTGTGAACGGACCGCTCCGATTGGGCAGGGTGCGCCGCGGGCGGTGTATGATTCACGCATCAACCGCACCGGACCGATGCTCGCCGCCTTCACCGCCAAGCTCGCCAACCTGACTACCGCCGACTTGCTCGAGCTGATCCGGCAACTGATTGCTGAGGAAGTCTTTAACGCTTGCTTCGAAGCCGCCTTGGATGAAGCCTGCAACCGCGACCCTGATCTGGCCTTCACCATCGAAGCAATGATGGCCTGACCGGCCGGGCCGGCGGCCCTACCCTCCACCCATGCAATACATCCTCCACACCGGCCCGTGGCACATTGGGCCATTTCCGACGCACTCCGCTGCGCAGCATTTCGCTGAAAGTCACGGCATCGACGACTACCGCATGATTCAGCTCGATGACCCAGCCGAAGCGCCGGGCCGTATTGCGCGAATCAATAATCCCACCGCACCCTAGGCCGCCCTTTGCGGATGCCTAGATGCACGAAACCCTTAAGCGCGCCATAGCCGAGCGAATAAGGCCAGTGGTCATCGCACCAGTCCTGCACGTGGTTGATGTTTTCGCCGCGGATGTAAAAATCAACAGCGCCAACGCCTGGCGCGTCGTAGAGGTGCTCGCTGCCTGATGCGCCACCCACCTGCCGATTGATTGCTGCTGGTCGATAGCCCGAGGTGATGACCACAGGTTTGCCGCCAAACTTGCCGCGGACACGCTCGAGGAATGCCGCCAGCTCGGCTGCAGTATCCACTTGATACTGGTGGTCAAAGCGCCGCGCCTCTTGCCACAGCGCAAACTCACCCAGCTGCACGTGTGGCGTCATGCGCGATGAAAACAGACTGTCAGGCGTCAGCTTGGCTGTCTGCTGCTGCTGCTCTGGCAGGCCCCACAGGCGGCCTTCGGCCTCTCTGCGGCGCTTTAGGCCAGCCTCAACGTTGGTGCCAGGGTTGCGGTACAGCAGCATTGCCTCAGGTACCTGCGCCCATTCCTTTGCCTTCAGCCGTTTGCTGATGGTCTCAAACCCAGCAGCGCCATAGAAGCCCGCGCCCAGGTTGTAGGCGAACGAAATCAGCGCGCACTTCTGCTGGTCGCTCATGCCTACCCAGAATGGGATGGTGGTCCGCAGCTTCTCAGCGATACGGTCTATTTCGCTGCGCAGCAGCATGTCTGCCTCGACGCGGTTGATCTTGTCACCGCGCTGCACTTTGCGACCGTCGCTGTAACGTGTTGTGCCCCAGCCGATCGTCCACGGGTCACCGCCGCTCAACGGATCTGGGTATGCCTGAAGGTGGCAACCCTCAAACTGCTGGATCAGCTTGAGCGCTGCGCCCAGGTCGGGTTGTTTGCCGTCTTGACTCCACGCGTTGAACCATGGTCTGTCGCGGCGCATGGCTGCCGCGTAACCGTTCGCGGCCAGGTCTTGTTCAAGCTGCTCGATTGCTGCAGCCTGATGCGGCAGTCCCCGGTAATACCGGAACAACTGGGCCAGCGTGATTGGTGACTGATTAGCCACGCTTGGGGAACATCAGCCGCAGTGCCTGCAGCAGCAGTTGAATCCAACTGTTTGACTTGAGCGGTGTCAGCGCGATCACTTCGCTGCCAGCGGCGATGATGATGGCGACGACGGCGATGGTTTGCGCGTCCATGGTCAACGGTGTGGGCGTGCCTCTAGCGTAGCGACCCTCTGTTCAACGCCATTCAGCCGCTTGAAGGTTTCTTGCCGGTCGGCGCGAATGTCAGTGTGCAACACCTCAAGCTGCGTGGCGATGTGCTCTACTGCAGCGGTCAGGCGAATCACAGCGTCACGCGCTTCGTCGTTGCGCTTGCTGAAACCCATCGCGCCCATCGCGGCCACGGAGATCGAAGCTCCAGCAATAGCAGCGATGACCTCGATCATGGCTCTAGTTTAGCCCTTGCCTTGACCGCGCAATAGCTTACGGGTGCCGCGTGGTTTGCTGCGTTTGCCCTGACCTTGCCGCGTCAGCTTGGGTGGCCCCGGCTGGTGGTCGATGCGTGCGGCGCCGGTTTTGGCTTTGACCGCCATCAGCTCAGTCCGGCGTCTGCGGTGGTGCCATCGTCAACAGGCTCCAGCCCAGCAGCAGGACCAGCAGCATCAGCAGCGTCTGAATCACTGGGCCACACAGGGTAGTCGGCGCCAGTAATGTATGCAGCCAGCTCGGCGGTGTCTGCTGTTTGTGTGATGGCCGTGACCTTCACGCCGGTTGCAGTGCGGATGTCCTGCCGCCATTGCTTGATTGCAGGGTCTGCGGGCTTGCCGTTGTCGGCTTCGCGGATGATCACCCAGTCGGTCGGTTGCAGCAGCGTGTTGGCCGTCTGGCGGGTTTGCTGCGTCCACTGCTCCACCAGTTGCCCGTGGTCCTTGGGCAGGTCAGGGCCCCAGTAGAAGCGCTGGTCGTACGGCTCAGGGTCCGGCACTTCGGTGATGCCGATAGCCTTGCGCTCCTGGGGGCTGCTAAGCCTGAGCCAGTTGGCTGGGTACTGAATGCCAGCGTGCGTGAAGGCCACGTCTGGGCTGAGTGGTTTGCCGTCGAGAAGAAACACAGTGGTTCAGGCGTCTAGTAGTTGACACCGCTTGAAGGCTTCTGTCACTCTAGCCTCTCACGCAATCACGGCACCATGACCGACGAAGAGATCCAGGAAATTATGTACATGCACGCAAACTGCTTCACAAACTACATCTGCTTCACTGACCAAGGCGTGCTGGACTTTGCCCGTGCCCTGCTGGATCAGGCTGGATACAAAGCGCCAACACCGGAACCTGAGCCTGTGGGCGCTACTTACGCTGACGCGATGTGGCGTTTTGTTGAAGGCGTTGACAACCTGCAGGGCAAGTAGTCGTGTTCTCTTGTGGGCTGAGGTTCATGTCACCTAGCGCGGGCGTATTGGAATGGGTTTTCGGCGAAGGCGGCGTAGATGTAGGTCTGACCGCTGTTGTTGTAGTTGGCGCTGGTTCGCGGCTTAAATCCATTACTCAGTATGTCCATACCTGAAGTTGACGTATCTTCTGCACTGGACTGGTTTGCCCAAAGATTGCTTTTGGCTGCGTTGTATGGATCGCGTGCTGTGTCGTTTATCGTCCACACATTTGCGGCAGTAGTTTCCTTGGTAAGAATCCACCTTGGCCTAAACCCGGTATAAACAAACGGTCCATCTGTGCTGCCATTGCCGGTGTAGCTGCCAAAGCTAGAGTACCCGGTTACTGGGGCCCAGGCATAACAAATATGACTGCTGCCGTTGCTGTTAAGCGAGGTACCAGCGCCAAGTGTTATTACCGTTGATGTCGGTGATGTTGAATTGAAGGCACTGGAACTACCTGCTGCTGCTGTGGATTGCAAAAGAATCGACTGCGCGTTTCCAAGTGAAACGTGATAAACCTGCCAATCGCTTGAAGTGCTTCTGTTTTTGAACAGTGCAAATGCCGGTGCCACGCCGAGACCGTGACCGATAGATGCACCAGCGGAGCCAGTCCCGGTATAGCTGATCACGGAAAAACCGCTTGAAGCAGATGCTCTGAGACTCGTAGTGATGGAGCCTGCGGTGTTTGTGGTCGTTGTAGTTCCGGCGTCAAATGCCCAGCCAACGTATGTTTTTGCAGACTCGTTGTAGGTGACGTTGCTACCAAGCGTAAAGCCATCAGAATTAAAGGCAGTTAAGCCCGTGGATTCGGTTGATTCGGCAGCCGTGGACTGGGAGGCAAGTCCAATAGTTGCCCCTCTAACCGTGTCCAACAGTCGATGACCGTAGGCGTCATTTCGACACTTCAGCCACACCAGATCAGGAGAGAACGAAAGGCCGCTCACTGTTTGAGTGCTGCTATTGCCAGTCCATAAGACTGTCTGGAAATAGTCTGAAGACTTGGCGACTACTGGGGCGGGCAGGTTGGTATCGCACAGGGCCTTAAAGCCGCTTGGGGCGGTGTAGGCGAAGGGGCGTTGGCCGAAGTTGAATGATCCGCCGCCAGAAGCGGAACCGCTAGCATCCGCAAAGACGGGAAAGTAATATTCAGTCGTACTAGCTATCCCTGAATAAGCCTGCCCTTGCGATGATCCGTTTTTGTAAAAGGTAAGCGTTCCATTGTCGGAATCAAACGCAACACCGATGATGTCTCCGCTTGTGTTCCAAGATGCGCCGTAGGATCCATATGAGTTGTTGTTTGCCTTTAATGCCCCAGAGCAGTAAATATAACCTTTGCTGTAAGCGCCAGCATCAGAAGAAAGAGTTGCACCCGCTGCAGCTATTCCAACGCAAGAGCCATTTGAGCCTGTGGATGTGTTCGTAAATTCCCAGTACCATTTACCGCTATTAGCTCCAATCGTTGCGTAAATCGTGCCGTAAGAGGATCCGGAGGATATGTCCAGGTTGCCATTGGTAGGCGCACTGATTGAGCCTCCGTATATCAGCGGATTCAACGTCGCATAGTTCCCGGTCACCTGGCCGCCAAGCCCTGTATCCGTTCCCGCGCTAGACGGGGTGTCTACGAGGGAATCGTTGCCTGCACCAGCGGTGACGCTGAGGTTATTTGGCGTCCAATTGTTATTATTCCCGCTGTAGTCCTTGCCTAGCGTGGCGGCAGTAGCGGCTGAGTTATCGCTGAACTTCAGCCAGAAGCCGTTGGTGCCAAAACTCCCTGTGTACTGTTTTGGCTCAAGACGCCCAGTAGTGGCACTGACTTCTGTGAAGCTGGATGGTGTTAGGGCTTGGCCGTCGATGAAGTGGATGTCGGCAAGATAAAAGTTCGAATAATTGTTGTACCAATTAGACTCGCGCCCGATTACGCTGACCGTGGTCGTATTTATTTGAGTGTCTGCATTTTGACTGGGATACGTTGCAGTCGCAAAATTCGTGAGCTGTGTTCCATTCACGTATATCCTCACCCTGTTCGAGGACGTTGCCTGCGTCGTGTCCACTGATACAACCAGGTGGAACCAAGCAGAGAAATCCCGAAACACTGCCGCAGACTCTACCTTAGTTGTAAACGTTGCTCCGATATAGTCGTAATACCATATTCTGCCATCGGCGTTGTAAAAGATAGTGCTGATGTTGTTGCCATCACTGCCTCCGGCGAACATCATTCCTCCCGCTGCGGACGCTTTCACCCACCCCGCCCACGTCCACGTCTTTCTGTTGCCCGCTGATGCAGGCGTTCGGGACAAGTAGGCACTGTCACTACTATTGAAACGGAGCGACCTCGACACCTGATACCCACCAGCAGCCGCTGCGGAACGAAGCAGCAAAGCGTTTGCGTTTCCGGGAACTCCCATAATCAGCTCAAGTTGGTGATCAGCGTAGCGGTGATTTGTGTCGTGGACTGTACCGAATACACCAGGCAGTCTCGGGCGTTGGCCGTGGTCGTAAGTGTCGGCGCGGTTCCGCCTGTGAAGTCCCAAGAACTGCCGTAAGCCAAAGTCCGGCTGCCCGTGCCGTCCTGCGTAATCCAAATGCAACCACTTGCACCAGCCGTCAGGTTGGTTGGGTTGGCCAGTGTGCGGTTGCCGCCAAGTGTGACGCTGAAGTTGTTGGCCAGTGCAAAATCAGGTGTGATCGTGGCGCCGTCAGTCAACGCCGAGATCGCCCCACGCTGTTGAGCGGTGAAGGTTTGAGCCGTTGCCAGTGCCGCAAAGCTCGCCCATGACAGCACACCGCTGCCGTTGGTGCTCAATGCTTGAGATGCGCTGCCGTCCGTAGCAGGCAGGGTCCATGTGACGTTGGCGCTGACCGTAGCCGGTGCCTGCAACGCAACCCAGTTGCTGCTGTCAGAATCGGCAAACCGTAGATCAGACTGCGCATTCAGCGTCACATCACCCGTAAAGGTGGCGCCACTCAAAGCAGCCAACCCCAAGTTGGCGACCGTCACATCACCGATCGTGATCCACGCGCTATTGGCACCGTTGCGCAGCTTCAGCAGTGGGTTCGGGCTCGCGCCCGTGTCAATCCAGAGCTGGTAGGCGTAGGTGGTGGTCGGTGCCGCAGAACCAGAGTTTTGACTGACGATCGCCGCAAGGATCGTGTTCAGCTCAGCGCGGAAGTTGGCGCCTGACTGGTTTGCAATGTTGTAGTCAGTTGCCTGTGCCATTAGGTGATCTGCCTGCCGTGACCAACGGCTTGATAGTCAAAGGTCTTGCTCACTATGCTACCGCCACTATTTCTAAAGGTCACCGTAAAGCCGGTCCTGCTGATGCTACCAACCGTAAAAAAGTCACCCGTTGCCATGTCCTGCGCTGTAATGCCCACGCTTGGCGTGCCGTAGAACGCTGTCGGGAACGTGACTGCATATGCTCCGGCGCCACTGCTTAGGTTGCGTTGCTGTTCGGTGCGGCGTTCAAAGTGTGTAATCACACCCAGCTCTTCGATCACCACGTTCTGCGCCGAGTTGCTAGTGGTAGCAACAACCTTGAACTGGAAGCCGCGCCCACGATGGGTGTTGTTCACGAATGGCTGCCAGCTTGCCCAGGTCGGTGTCCCAGACGGGTTGTCGGCAGTTGTCCTAACAAACAGTTGGCAGTTGGCCGCGCCAAGGTCATCACCGTCAATGTCATTCCACAGATCGACCAGATCAAGGCGTTCATCCCATGTGTTGCCCGGCTCATAGGCGCGTGTCTTCAGGATTTGCTGCAGGCCAAGGTCGTAGGTAGCGCCAAGGTCTAGCGTCTCATAGAACTGATAGGTACCCTCGCTGGCTGAGCCGCCGATGTAGTCGATCAAGCCAAGGCCATCCCAGTTGTTGTTGGTAGCCATGTCATCCACCAGTTCATCAGCCGACAGCACCAGGCCAGCCTCAGCTTCGTTGTAATACAAGTTTGTGCCGGTGCCGTTGAACGGTGGGCTGTTGTCTTCCTCTCTGTACTCCTGCACCAGCAGCAAATCTTGAGGCGCGGGCAGGTCAACTACCACAGTCGCCACGCCTGACGATTCATTGCCGAGCGAGTCGAACGCACGAATGAAGTAGGTGCCCTCCAGTAGGGGCACGATTTTGCGTGTGCTGCTGCCTGCAACGGCTGGCACGATGTCGTTCGCTTTACCCCATGTCGCGGTGACATCAGTAATGGGTGTGTGCCTGATGCGGATTTTGCCGCCGATCTTCACGTCAAGGTCAACCGCCTGCGGCCAGTACAGTTCAGCGGTGTGCTCGTCAATCGGGGCAATAAATAAATCTGGAATGGTCTCGGGTGGTGCTGTCTTGCCGATTGCGTCAAAGGTCTTTGCTGCCGGTGTTGAGCGCTTGCTGTTGATTGCGCCCAGTGCTGTCACCTCAATTTCATACCGCCCAACGTCGCTGTTGCTGATCTCGAAATCAACCGAGCGGGTCGTATTCGCCACCCAGTTGCCGTTGTTGTAGCGGTAACGCACCTCATAACTGAGCGCACGAGCAGCAGAACGCCACCCGATAATCAACTTTGACAGCACCTGCCCATTGCTTTCATACAGCACCTCATTGACGCCTAGGTTGGTTGGCGTTTCTGGTGGTTCGTTCAGGTCTGATATGTCACGCTGACTTAAAGGAATGTCACGTTCGATGTAGTCATATTTGCTTGAATTGTGCGCAACAGCCGTGACAGCGAACGCGTCGCTTTCTTCTTTGATCGTCAGCACCCGCCACGTTGACATCTGAACAGCGGAATCTCCGATTGTCCAGGGCGCACCAGCAACAGGAGCGGCAGCCAAAACCGTCCCAGTGCTCACTGAATTGCCAACCAGCGTTGAGCCTGCAACGACCGCCAGTGTGCCATCTGGCAGTAGCACGTTGAATGTGAAGTTGGGCGGCGGACCGCTGGGGAATAATGCAACATCATCACGGTCGAGCTTGACCAGCGTCGTTGTCGAACCATCTGTGCAACGACCGGAGCGCACCACGCCAGCGCGCACAGGGTCACCAATCTTGATCAAGTCGCCTGGCCGCACTGTGATACCAGCGGCGATGTCCGTCTTGAAGCTGACGACCTCAGTCTCGTTCTGTTCGGTGTACAGCAACCATTCACCAACGCGGCGGGCTTGGTTTTGACTGGTGCAGGCAAATGCTGAAATCTCTGTTTTGACGACACCGAACTTGTCAATTCCTGCCTTGTCTTCAACCACTTCGTAGGCAAGGTCGCGCAGATTCATGTCAAAATATTGCACCACTGCAACGGTGTGACGTGTTTTCAGGCTGCTGCCGCTGTAGCTAAACCCTTCTTCAGTGACGTTAGTTTGGTTAAAAATGTAGCTGTAATCTTGCGGGCGATCTTGCGCAATCTCTAATGTGCCATTAGCCCAAAACGGCATGGCGCGGAATACTGAGCACAGGTCGCTGATCAACTTGAATGCTTCTTGTTGCGTTTGAATAACGACATTGCATGAAAAGCGCGGCTCCTGCCCGGTGCGGCCATCAGATACAACCTCGGTGCAGTATTGACTGGCGGCCAAGAAGCTCCACTTGTCAAGCTGCGTTGAGTCGATGTGATCACCAAACCCATAGCGTTTACTGGTCAGCAAATCCCATAGGATCCATGCAGGGTCTGTCGTCCACTGCGCTGCACCAAAGTTGCCAGACCACACGCCTGCATAGATCAGACGTCCATTGGTTTGGTTGACCGTGGCATTGCTTGGGATGCGTACCTTCAGGCCACGCAGGCGGTACGAGCGCGAAGGAATGCTGTTGAACTGCTCAGCGCTCAACTTGACGGCAAACAGCGCACTGTTGGGGTAGGTGGTCTTGGCGTTAATTTTCTCGGTGTAGTCGTACCAATAAAAGTCACTGTTCTCTGTTTGCTCACCTGAAACCGGCGCATCTGCATTGACGCGCACAACACGAATATCAACAGGTGGCGCTGCAGTTAAGTCAATGCGATGGATGCGTTGGTATAGATCAGCGGTACGACCTTTAATTTCATTTTCAAAGACTGTGGTAAACGGGCCGCCGCTATATGAAGTTTGGATCCTGTATTGAATAATAGCGCCTTCAACGTCGCCATTGTTCTTGAAGATCTGAAGCGCAGGCGTGCCGATCGTGACGCGCACAGCATTGACATCAGGATCTGTGATGGACCGCGTTACAGGTGAAGCCTGCGTGACTTTGGTGTTGACAACAGAAGTACTCTGATTGGCGTCACCGACGCTCTGCGTATAGGTTTGATTTTGCGTGCCTGTGCGAAACTCAAAGACACCACCAGTTGTGTCAAAGTTAAAATCAGAAGCTTGAACTGCAGACGGGTTGGCAGTCGAGCGAAGGATTGGCGTGTTGTTGAGATAAACATCTTTCAGCATCGCCGTGTTGTATTCCGCCGTCCCCAGCGTGTAACCACGAGCAGACGGAAACCCTTCGATCTCACCTTCGCAGAGAAGGTCAATGATTCGCGCTACTTGACGTGAGTCGAGGTTGTCCTTGGTGACATTTGCACTACCGCCGCCGCCACCGCCACCGCCGCTTTTGCCGCCACCTCCACCACCGCCAGCGCCGGTGATCAAGCGCTTTGTCATGACGCGACCTCTTCAGTGTTGATGCCAGCCGAAACCACGATGCTGCCGGTGAACACCTCGCCGTAAATAACAGGAACCGGCACGCCTTGTCGTGACACGTTCTGGATGCCAGAGAAGCTGTATGACTTGCGCGGGTCGTTGTCGCCGTCGGCACCCTGCTGAATTGTTGGCGTTGGAGTCAACATTTGAGCGACGCCGCCCAGAATCAAGCTGGCGCCAATACCAACGCCGATCGAAGCAGCTTGCGAACCAAGCGTAAACAAACCGCTGGCCAGGGCAGCACCAGGTGCAAACAGCAGCGAAAATGCCACGAGCGCCACCCCAGCCAAAACCTGCCCGACGCCTTCCGCACCAGCAATCACCGGGATGATCCTGATCGGTTCCTGACTGGCAACAGGGAAGTGCAAATATTCTGGATGATCGGTCAGGTCAAGCTGGTTGCGGCCCACAGTGACCTTGTAGTCGCCTTCTGACAGCACGCCACGCAGGTCAGGGAAGTTGGCAAGTAAAAACCGGACCGCCTCAGCAGGTGTCTTGACAGCAGCCTTAAAGCTGCGCTGCCCTAGATGCTTTGCCAGCTTGCCGTAAACCTTGATGACGCGGAACATTTCAGCACCTGCTCCCGTGCCTGACGATCAAGCCTGTGTTCTTCTGATAGTAGCCACCCCAGATGTCACGGCTACTGAGCCGCCCACGCAAATGATGCAGAATCCGCTGCTCACCCAGATACACGGCCACATGGTTCAGGCCGGGCGACCCATCAAGCTGCATCAGGATTGCATCGCCATAGTCCGGCTCGTTGATGCCATGGTCTTCAAAGCCTGCCTCAGCAAAACACCGCTCAAACATGGGGGCATTGTGAAACTCAAGCAGTGATGCAGGCCGCTCCCAATCAGGCAGCTCAAGCCCCATTTCTTCCTTGTACCAATCCCGCACCAGCGTCCAGCAGTCGCTCACGCCCCACACCCATTCCCGCCCAATCAGCGGCGCCTGGTAGCCTTCCGGCTTGATCTCGCACCACATCTCAGTGCCAGGGTTGCAGATGTGCCAAACCAGCCCCGACTTTTCACAGGCCATGCGGTCAGCTTGACTTGGCTGCGCAGGTGTCTGCGGATGGCTGTGAAACACGGCGATCACTTCCCCAGCTTCCTCGGCGGCGGCATAGTCCTCTGGGTTGAGGATGAAGAAGTCTTGTGCGGGTGCCAAGTTCTTGCATGGCCAATACTGCTCGCGGCCTTTGATGACCACCACCAACCCACACGCCTCGCGTGGTGCGTCCTTAAGCGCATGTTCCAGCGCGTTGTGTTTCCAGTGTGTCATCCGTAGAACGTGCCAGCGCTGGGGAATGATCCAAATGGTAAGTCGTTGAACTCACCAAAACGCTTCCTGCATGAGCTGATTCTCTTGCCGCATACATCCCGTAATGGGTCAACCGTGCCGGTCTGCACTAAAGGCTCAACAGCACTGGCGTAACTAGAACTCCAGAGCGGGGTATTGGCGCCTGTGTACAAAATAAGCTGACCGGTAGTTGTGATGCTCAGTCGGTTGTTGCTGTTGCCGCTCACGCTTGTGATTTCATATTGCGGCCCCGCTGTTGTCAATGTGCCAAATGTAGGGTGGTTGTTTCTGAATGGGTTGTTGGCGCTCAAGGTCTTAGGCAGGTTAATCACTTCACCCTGGTAATAGCTGCCTGTTGAACTGCTGATGGTTTGACTGCTAATGATGTTCCAAGCAAATGCCTCGCCTGTATAGTGACCAACAGGCAATGCTGCAGATGTGAACGTGAACTGAACAGTGATCGTGCGGTTGCTGACCGTGAATGTTTCTGTCTGCGTGTTAGTCAGGCCTGCACTGGCTGGTGACGACCCGACACACTCCCAGCCGAAACCACCAGAGCGGCCGGTGACACCATCAGTTGGATACCAACCAAGGAATGCCAGTCCTGTTGGTGATGCAGTGCCGACCGTGTTGCTGGCCCAGACCGCACTGGTGCCGTTGTAAATAACAAGGTTGCCATCGGCCTGCATTCTCAGTTTCCAGACGCCATCGCCGTAGTTGGTTGCAGTTGCCCAGACAAGCACATTGGCTTTGTTGTAGACAGCAAAGTTGCCATCGGATTGCATGATTGCTCGATACCAGCCATTCGATGACACAATCGCGTCACCCTCGTTCAATGTTTCGCCAACGTTGAGCTGCGCGCCGAAGGCCGTTGCCCCAAAGTTAGTTGCTGGAGTAGCGCCCAAGGCGTTGTCGTACTCGTCAAAATAGTTGCCGCCGGTGTAGCCACATTCAGCGCTGCGATATTTCCACTGACAGATGTTTGCAATCACCTGCCGCTTAGGTGCACGCACACCAGCCAGGTCGAATACAGCCGCAAGTTCAAACTCAACGATGTCCCTGTTTTCAACGGACTTGCGGTCGATGTAATAAACTTCACGCGGCATTTCTTCGTCAGCGGGTGTGCCATACGGGTTGACGCCACCCGTGAAATTAACAGGGTCAAGGAACTTGCTGAGCGTGCGGATCCTGATCACCTTGGCGCCTGTCAGATCATTGCCAATCGTGAAATCATTAACGCTTAACAGCAGTGCCGAAATGCTGCCAAGCAAATTGGAGACACGCACCTTTGGCCGTGGAAGCTGACCGGTGCCGTTATATTCAAAACCCTCTACCTCGATCGGCAGCGCTTGGTACGGCTTGCCCTTCCAAATGATGTTGCCTGATGGTGTTTTCTGATTGACGCCAGGGTGAAAATAAACAATCTCTGTCGTACCGTGCAACGTAGCATCAAGGTGCAGCTCAAACAGCTCGATGATTGCGTAGGGAGAGCTTTTAAGAAGCTCCTGAAACATCTCGCTCATGGTTCATAAACCTCGACGAACGTCGCCGTGATTGTGTTGTTGTTGCAGTTCAACATGTCCATGCTCCATTGGCTGCACAAATACTTACCAGCCCCACCACGGGGCGGGGTCCAATCGAAAGATTCAACGCCAGCGCGGGCCTCAAGAAAGGTCAAAATGTTCTCGCGTTCAGTATCAGTTCGGTTCAGGAACGTTAGCTGCCATGACTTTGGATCAGTGTTCAATCCATACCGCAAACGTTGACTGTAGCCGTCGCCAAATTGCGTAGTCCGCACGCGCGGCTGGCTTTGCTCTGTGGCTGTGAAGCTAGGCGTATAGGTAAAGGTAGCCATTAGGCAAGCAAGCCTCCAGGGCGCTTCTGCTTGATCAATTCTGCCTGCACTGCTGCCCCAACAACACGTCCCAACGCATTGGCATCAGGTTGGTTGCCCTGCACGCTTGATCCACTGGCGTCAACTTGCACGTTCACGGTGACCGAGCCACCGCCAGCAGCAGAAACACCAAGGCGTCCATCACTGCCACGACGCAGCGGCAAGATCGCTTCAGGCCCAGCCTCACCCATCAAGCCCACGCCCTTGGCAAACGGGAACAGGGTCGGCTTGTTAACGATGCCGCCGCGAGCAAACTTCTGAATACCGTTTTCAGCGAAAACATTGCCCATATCGTTCAGACTGAATCCGGGGATTTTGGTGGCTAATTTGCCAGCCGTGGCAAACGGACCGCCTGGGATGAGGCTTTGTATGAACTGCAACAGCGGTGCAATGACCAACATACGCGTCACCATGCGAGTCAGTTCTTCAATGACTGACAACGCAAACTGACGAAAGTTGAATGTGCCGGTAGTCGTCAAGCTAACAATCGCATCCTCAAGGCCCTTGAAGGCGTTGGTTGTGATGCCCTCAATACTGTCGGCCAGCGTGCCAATACTTTCGAGATAGGACGCAACGCCTTGCTTAGCGCCGCCAAGAACACCTGCTTGGTTGACTGCTGCAGTGCCAAAGTCAGTTAGCGCAATCGCAGCGTCGCGTGCTTCGATGCCTATGTCAGCCAACCCGTCGGCATACTCGCGGTTGGCAAGCGCTACGTTAGCCTCTGACAGGCTGTTGATCAGCGCTTTAAACGGCGCAAGATCCAGCTGCCCGCCCAGCTTTTGCGCTTCGCGCGCCAACTCAACCACCTGTAGGGTCAGACTGTCGATTAGTCGATTGTTCTCGGAAACCGCCTGTTCACGCTGCAGCTGCAGCTTGCCGAACGACGATGCACCGACGCCGCTGATCTTGCGATCAACGTCCTCGAGGTTTTCGGACAGCTCCCGTTGCAGATCATTAGCCCGTTGCGTCAGGCTGGCGCGGCGCTCAAGCAACCGCTCACGTTCGTTGGCCGCCTTGCGGTCAGCTGCCGCTGCACGCGATGCAGCAGCCGCTGCGCGCTGGTCTTGGGCGCTTGTATCAAGCGCCATGCTGCGGCCGCCCGTGCGGCGCCCAGTGCCGGGGGATGGTGAATCCATCCAGATCTTCTGGATCTCGGCAAAGTCAGCGCGTGCCTGCGTCAGCAGATCACCGACACGGTTTTGGTATGCGGCAGCGGCACCAGCTAAGTCACCGCTAAATGCCTTCTGCACCACCTCGACTGCTGCGACAGCGTTCTTGATGAACGCATCGACCAGCTTGATCGTGGCAAAAATAACCGTCGAAATTGCACGCAGTCCGAACTTGATCACCTCGAATAGCGCGTTGAAATCCTGCTTGGTGTCGAACAGGTCACCGAACACCTCAAGGATGGACTGCAGCGCCGGCAGCAGCGAATCGGTCAACTCAAGCCCAAACCCCTGAGTCTTGATGCCAAGCTCTGTGATCGTGTCGCTGAACAAATCTGAACGCGCTGCAAAGTCTTCGCCCACTTTGTACGTGAACTTCTCCATGCTGTCGGCGCCTTCATTGAGCAGCGGGATAAGGTCAGCGCCAGATTTGCCGAACAGCGCCACAGCAGCAGCCGCCTTTTGTGCGCCATCAGGCATGTCTGCAAACCTGTTGGCAATCTGGCCCAGCACCTTGTCAGCCGGCGCCACTTGGCCGTTGGCATCTTTGACTTCGACGCCAAGCGCTTCAAACTTGCGCGCCAGACCTTCATTGCCCTCAGCTGCCTTGACCAGATTGACGTTGAGCTTCGTCAGGCCTTTGCCTAGCACGGCCATGTCAACGTCAGCCAGCTTGGCCGCATTGCCGATACCGATTAGAGCCTTCGCAGCGATGCCTGTCTTCGCCTGCAGATTGAACAACTCATCGCCTGCGTTGATGGACTGCCGCACAACAGCCGTCAGGCCTGCCACAACCGCGCTGCCAGCGATGGCCGCACCAAAACCTGCGACGGCGCCTTTCAAGCTGTTGAAGCCCAGCGCTGCATTCTTCACCTGTCCCTGCAGGCCCTGCATGGAGTTACCCAGCCGGCGGATGTTGTTCTCGCCTTGAACGTCCGCCTTGATCTTCAGCAGGGCGTCCATGTTCATCGCCATGTCACCCGCCCTCCCGACTTAGCACTGCGATCACAGCGGCCTCCATCACTTGCAGATCCTCAAGCATGGAGCGCTGATCCTCCACTTCATACAGTCTAAGCAGCCACGCCACGGCGCCGTAATCCAACCCCAGCAGGCCGTTAATCGTTGTGCGCCACTGCGTCTGGCAACGCAGGAACATCTGAACCACAGGCCACGCGTCAGGCATCACCTCGTAATCCTCGTCAGCCTGCTGCTCAGGCAACGCGACGCCCATCACCGCAGCGTCATCCTGAGAGTCATCCTGCACGCCGCCGCCAGCCCAGTGCTCAGCGGCGCCGATTAGTTTTTTCGCTTGGCTCCCTTCATGCTTTCCATGTAGGCCTTCAAAATCATCACCGACAGCAGCGGCACCTCAAGCAGCTGCTCAAGCGCCTTTTGGCTGAACGGCACGTCCTTGCCGTTGTCATCGGTAATGCCAGCCCAGCCGACCAGCACCTCGCTTGCCATGTCCGTCAGCCGGTCAAGATCACCAGCTGCATCAAGGCGATCCAGCTCGGCAACCATCGGCGCAATCTTGCTCTGCGGCAGCCGCTTGAACTCAGCATCAAAAGTCTGGCGTTCATGCCGGCCACCATCAACGGGAACGTCGAAAGTGACCGGCCAGCTGTAGGTGTCGGACTGCTTCAGAATGAATGCCATGCAGTAGCTCCAGGATCAGCAGAAGGTGAGGGTCAGTTCGTCGTTGCCCGCGCTGGACGGGATCGCCACATACGGCAGGTTCAGCATCTGGATGCCGTCCTGGTCGCTGTAGGTCGGGTTGCCGATGTCAACGATGGGCGACAGCAGCGTAACAATGTTCCCGCCAACCGTCCCGTGTTGGAAGGTCACCAGGCCGGTGGTGTCGTTGTTGGCGATTGTGAAGAAATCTTTCGCCGCAATGGTCGGGGCCTCGATCACCGCAGTACCGCTGGGCGCACGGTTCGTGATCGTCACCGACTTGTCGCAACCCACCAGCTCGCGGTAGATCACCTCATTGGCAATCTCAAAGCTCAGCGACTGCACGCAGGCCGAGTCGTAGCCAAGGATCGACACCGCAACGGTGTTGCCTGCTTTGAAGATCGCCGGCGTCGCCTGGTTGCTGTAGGTGACAGCAGGAGCAGCCGTATCGGTCGGCGCGTTGTAGATGCCCGTCATCGTGAAGCTGATGGTCGGGATCTGACCCACCTCGCAGTTCAGGCTGAAGGTGCCGCGGCAGCCGGTGGCCTTGTGCAGCACGCCCGAGTTGTTGAAGTAGATCGTGGCGCTCTCAAAGCTTTCGCTGACCGGCTTGTAGCCGACGTTGGCGGCGATGCTGTAAACGCTCGTCCCATCAGGCGTGAACGCAGCCGTGGACTTCTGCACCGTCGCAACCTTGGTGCTGCCGTTGTAGGCCGTGATGACGCCCTTGCTGCCGCTGCCGGTGCCGCCCGTCAGGCTGATCACCATGCCGTTGTAGATGTTGCTGGTGCCGCTGGCGCCAGATGCCAGCGTGATTGAACCGGCTGCACCAGCCTGAGCAGTGCCGGTCACGGCAGACCCCGTGGTCGTTGCAGCCATGCCGCAAGCACGCAACAGCGAATCAACCTTCGACGCGGTGCCAGCGCTGCCAGAACCTGCCAGCTCAGCCTCGAACGTGATGCTGACGCGCGTGTTTGACAGGATCTGGTCCGAGTTGCCCAGATAGGGGCGGATCAGGTCCCGGCTGACAGTCTCAGACTCGATCGGGGTGATCTCAAGGTTCCGCACCAGCACGGCATCAGTGCCAGCAGGGCTCGAATCGGTCCCGTAGGTCGATTCAATTTTCGACAGAATTAGGCGCTTGCGGCTCAGGAGTGCCATTGGTCGTTGCCTCGTTCAGGGGTTGATCCAGGGTGCATTCAGCAGCGGTGCGCTCAATGAGCTTCCGTTTGCCGGTTTTCTTGTCCAGGACGTAAGCGCCGCCCTGGCCGTGGTACTCGTCCATCGTAGCCATCATGCTGTTGCCAGATTAGTCACACTTGACCGATACCGGATCAGGTAGTCGCAGCTGATAACGCCAGCAGGCTGATCCGCCTCGACCATTTCAAAGTTCACGCTTTGCGGTTGGATGTCGATCGCCACGCCGCCCAGCGTCAGATCTGCCATCAGTTTGCTGTGCAAACTCTCAACGATCGGGTCGGCCAGCTGGTCGGGGATGGCGCCGCGAACAATCACGCTGATCCGTACCGTCAGGCTCCAGTCCAGCGTCGGGAGGCTGGTGTTCTGCTCAGCCGTGTCGCTAATCGGCTCGATCACGATCGCTGGGCTTTCGCCCCTGCTGAGCGGTTCCACCCTGCTGCGGTAGATGCGCGTGCTTACACCCGTCGTGCCCGTCAGCGCAGTGGCCACGGCTGTCAGAATTGATTCACGGCGGGTTGTCATGAGTCGCAGCAGACCGTCATCGTCAGGCTATGGCCTGCCCCGCTTGCAGTCACATTGACCCGCAGATAACGCACAGCGTAGCCGTTGTAGGTGTGAATATGGTTGCCGACGTCTTTGGTTTTTGTATCGTCCAGGTTCGCCCAGTTAGTGCCGTCCATCGACGCTTGCAAGGCATAGGTGATCTGGCCGCCAGTGACACGGTCAAGACTTGTAATCACAGTGCCATCACACTCAATCGAAGCGCTTGACCCAGTCGTCCCAGTGATAGCCGCGAAGGTGTGGATGTTCTGCGGCCTGTCCGCGTTGCCGCCGATGATGGTGCTCATGTCTTCTGCAATCCAAGTTGAACGATCTTGCCGTCATCCATCAGCATCGTCTCGCGCACGGTATAAGACACAGAATCAACCGTGATTGAACTGCCGCGAAC